TGGGCTAGAATCTTCTTTTAGAAAAGACTTAAAACTTTTCATTGTTTTCCTTAGACATTGCAATACACTATGATTGCCATGATAGTATTTATATAACTTTTCGGTTTATACCTTTTTAGTTTGGAAAGTTTGGCTCCGATACATAGTCAGTCAAATTGCATGAAGCCTGTAGAAGAAATTTGGCATTTGAAACCCATGACATCTCGTTCTTCCAGTTTTTCTTTGTCCATTAACTCAAAAACACAATGTTCCAAGTCTCGGCCAGTCTGTAAGCTGTGATTTACGATACGCCTCATCATTTCCTTGGTTTCTGGAATCAGAGACCCACAGAAAGAGAAAATTCTAGTGTCGACCAGTTGAATATCCTTTGATATCCACGAATCAACTCGTCTTTTAAAAACGTATTTTCCTTCTATTGCATGATCTTCGATATGAAAATCATCCGTCAGAGAACCTCTACCTGTAACCTTAAATATTCTTTTAACCTCCGGTAGGAGATTCTCCACAACGTCTAGTGTAAATGCTAGGCTATATGCTTCCGCTGGACTTTGTAAACCCTGTTTACCTAATTGAATTATATCAGGAATGTTAGAGTTTATCAATAAATAATCCACTTTTTTTGACAAATCCTGTAATATATTTTCTGGAACAGGATTAGGAGAAGATTCTGCCAGCAAAATGATCGAATCAGGAACTTTAGTTCTGACCGATTCAATAGTCTCTAGTGTTTGTTCATATCTTTTGTCTAGCGGTATGACACTTCGAAAGGAATTGATGGCTGAAGTTACAATGAACAAGTTGCTCATTATTTGTACCAATACCAGACATCACATTCTGTTTCCAGAATCTCTTTACCGACTGAGGAAGCAAATTCTTTCACGGCTTTGTTCACACCAGGAATAACTCTGAAATCATGACCTGAGAATACGCCTCCAGGCTTAACCTTGGAATAATAGTTAAAACAGTCAATCAGAACTTGTTCATATGTGTGTAATCCATCGATGAATAACAGGTCTAGGGAGTTGTCCTCGAACTCACCGTGAACATTATCAGAATAGTCTCTAATCATTTCAAACCGGTCACCATAAGGAGCCAACCGGCGCATAGTTTTTTCATAAAACTCTTGACGATCATTCAGGTAGTTACCATTCCAATCCAAATAGTTTGCGTATGGGTCGATAGAGACAATCTTCAAACCTGGATTACACTGTAGTAGCCATTCTGTTGTGTCACCCTCGGAACATCCAATTTCAACAACAAAAGGTTCGTTCATAGTTTTAACAAGTTCACCTAAACCATGGCCTGAACTCTTTTTCATGCCGTAAAATTGTTGCGTGGCGGTGTTAAATGTAATAGTATCGCTCATAGTTTCTCCGCATTATTGAAGTTTTTAAAAATGACAAAAGGATCAAGTCCTAGCTGGTGATCCGGTATTCTGTGTTGCTCAAATAGATCAGGATTTTCTGTAGCACAAATCAACATCATAGTTTGGTCATCATCCATTAGTCCGTTCATGTACAACAAATCAAAAGAATTAAACATCTTACTTTCCATGACTGGCCATAGTTTCTTATGTGCTACAATTTTTGCACCTAAGATATGAACATCGTTTGTGGATATAATTTGTTGTAGTGTTATTTTTGGATTCAAATCTTTGTAAGCAAACAAATGAATCTTAGTTGCATCAAAATCATAAGACCAAGTAAGACTTTTTGGAAGTGTATTTTCATCCCTACAGTAACCAAAGTCCAACCATGCAACCAAATCGTTAGTAACCAAACCTTGATTGATTGCCAAATTAACAAAGTGTGATTTTAAGAGATTCACTAAAACATATTTTTGGCTCCAATATTCGGGGTTTCTTACTTGACTCGGATGAATCATTTGTTTGTAAGATACACCTTCTTGGATAGTAATGATTTTACTGAGGTGTGTTGAAAAGGCATTGAAAGGATCATATTCGACAATTTTAACCTTATCACTAATTTCTTTTAGTCTTTTACCAATGTCTGGCGTTGTCACTACAACAATTTCATTATCTAGTTTAGTTAGATGTGTAAATCTTTCAATGTAGGTGTCTGTAGTTCTTTGTAGATAGTGTGGAAGGCCTTTATCTGGTGTCCAATCACCACGGCCAATGTCATAAAATGCAGTCACAATGGTAATATTACCCATATCAATATCCCGATCTTGTCTTAATCAATTTTTCAATTTCTTTATCGCCTTTTTGTTCTTTCCTTGGAACAAACAATGCTTTCTGTCTCTTGTTATCTAGGTCTTCTGTTGGAATGAGATAATATAGTGCGAGACTCTTTCTGTACTGGCCTTCAGGACAAAAGATACCCTCAGTCACACCATGCCAAGAGTTTTGTGTCGTATCAAATAAAACTGCTCTATTGAAGATTGGAATAATTGAAGATCCTAGTTCTTTAGGTTGATTCGTTTCTTCATCATGCGACCAAAGACCTAAGTTGCCACCCCAAGATGCCTGCCATTCAGGGTTCAAATAAATGATGATGTTTAATTTACGTTTCATGTCCATCTTTGGGTGAACATCATAATCCAAGTGTACATTCAAATAGTCACCAGATTGATGTAAATGCATACCACCACCATGAAGACCAAAGTCTGCAACCAAATCAGGTTGATTAGTTATGTATCTCAAAAGACTCGTGAATTCTTGGTCAACCAAAGCTGACATTGCTTTGTAAACATTCTTAGAGAATTTGGTCCAGTTTTGTACTGTTCTTTTCTTCTCAATAGCATTGTCATACTTTGCATCCACTTCGGCGTCATAACCAGGAATTTCTTGGGCAATGGCCTGTGCAAATTCTTCTTTGAAAAAATTATCGATTACAACATGGTGAAATGGTTTGGCAGACTCAAATTTAAATCTGAGATAATCCCAATCAAAATCATTAATCATTTTCATACGTCTGTCCTAAAAGTGATGACATCTTCTACCTTATATTTGTCTTTGTAGAATTTCGACATCACAGGATCTCGGTCATACTGGTGGACAATACAGAAAAGTTCATCGGTTGTTCCATCTCGCACCACACCATCTTCAAACACCGGAACAGGTTGAAGAATGAAAGACTTGAAATGTTCCTTTTCATCGGGTTTGTGGGTGATATGTAAGTTGCACGACCAACCATCAGACAGGCCGACAAATTTGGTTTTGTCTTTGTATGGTTGCCAGTTTAGTAGAATGTTGTATGCGGCTTGGTCAGCAACCCAATCTGGACGATTAGCAGATAATTGATATAACATGCCACACAAATCTTTGATGTATGTGGATGTACCTGCAAGTGTTCCTACATTATAAACATCTTGGTCTTGTACACCTTCATAGAAGTAACCACCAAAAGCATTGATGATGTTTTGTCTGTTCCAGTGTTCGTTTTTGATTTTGATAGACTCAGACACGGCAATCATCTCGTTATCACCGATGTTTTTTTCGATCCATTCACTTGGGTCTTTTTGAAAGATCACATCACGCACATCAGTTGTGATTACATATCGATAATTGATTCCTTGTGCTTGAAGGAAGTTATAGATGTGTAAGAATCTCTCCATGTGAAAGCCCATACGAGCTTGACTTGGCGCACTGATTACGGTGAAACCGGCTTGTGCTATTTTATCGTTGGTCTCTTTTGAAGAACCAATAGAGACAATTACTTTGTCACCTTTGAAACCACATTCATTGATTGATTGAATCCAAGGTTTGATTGTTTCAAAGTTATAGTTCTTAAACGCACCAATTATTAGGTCTTTTTCCATGGCAAACTTCCATTATATTTTTGTTTCATCACTTCATTACCTTTAAGAAAGAAATCTGCTTGTACAGATATTCCTGTGTTGCCGGCTCTATAGTTAAGAGTATATAGGCCATTAGTCTGGTGTGTCAAGTTATTTTGTCTCAACACCGCAGTCAAGTATCTATCCACTTCAGGAACACCTGGTTCTCTTGCTTTACGATACCAAATTGGACTTGTTTGTAATGCAATACCTCTTGGTAAAAAGAAACAACCAACATCAACAAAATAATCTTGTTCACTTAGTACTGATGGCCATTTACCGAGACTTTCACAGTCATCATTACATACGTATTTGCCATCCGAATCAACAATTTTGCGTAAGGAATAAGCCCATGCAAATTTGTTGTTGATAACCTTCATCAAAGATTCTACATGCTCAGGATCAAACCAGTTGTCCTCATCTAAGAAGCAAACATATTCACCTCGTGCAAGGTAAATTGAAGCACCATAGATTCTGTGACCGTTAAAACGATCCTTGCCTGTAGAATATGGTAGTTTAATGACATCTAGATGTGGATAATCCTGTAGTATAGGAGTTGCTCTAGGATGTTCTCCGTCAACGACAACTAAATGCTGAATATTGTCGTATGTTTGGTCTTTGACGCTTTGAATAGCTTGACGGAGATAATGGGCACCGGTAGTCGGTGTAATGACTGTCACTAATGGGTTCATAATAAATTCCTAATTTTATTTTGGTGGTAACTTTATTGTGCCTTTTCTTTTCTCTACATATTTTGGCCAAACGGATGCTCTTGAATTTGG